ATCACGAAACAGTGGCTATGGGTTTTGCTATCACCGAGGAAGCGATGGAAGATAATCTTTATGATTCTCTTTCTGCGCGATACACCAAGGCACTTGCTCGCGCTATGGCGTACACAAAGCAAGTAAAATCTGCTTCACCTTTGAACAATGGTTTCACCAACGCCTTCCAAGGCGGTGATGGTGTTAACTTGTTCACGGCGTCTGGCGATGGTGTTACTGGCGGTGATGGACACCCAACTGTTGGTGGCGGCAAAAACGGCAACCGACCAGTTACTGGTGCAGACTTGAATGAAACCTCACTTGAAGCAGCGATTATTCAAATCGCAGGCTGGACAGATGAGCGTGGACTTTTGATTGCTGCTCGTCCTCGTAAGCTGATTGTTCCCCCCGCCCTAATGTTTGTTGCAACACGAGTGCTGCAAACAGAAGGTCGAGTTGGTACGGCTGACAATGATCTCAATGCTATCTACACGAATGGCAGCATTCCTGAAGGTTATTCAGTTAATCACTATCTCACGGATACAAATGCGTGGTTCTTGATTACTGATGTACCTAATGGCATGAAGCACTTTGAACGTGCTGCATTAGAGAACTCTATGGACGGTGACTTCGATACGGGTAACGTGCGCTATAAAGCGCGTGAGCGATACTCATTCGGCGTATCCGATCCATTGGGAATCTTCGGATCTCCCGGCTCTAGCTAGAGCTTTTAAGGACTACTCAGGTTATACTTGGGTAGTCCTTTTTTTTATCCCTGACAGAATGTTCCACGTGGAACACTCTGACATTAGCCACGACAGGAGATACTCATGGCGAATACGACTTTCAACGGCCCCGTCCGATCAGAGAATGGCTTTACTGTTGTTTCTAAAAACAGCAGCACAGGCGCATTTACAACCTCATTTACGCTCGATGGATCAGGAATGCAGATTGCTCCTGTTTCGTTGGCAGATGCTGCCTCAACTACCCTTACTGCTGCTACCAATGCAGGCCGTATTAATCTGGTAGGTGATAACACCCAAGACAGCACGTATGTTTTACCAGCACCTACTGCCGGCGTTTTTTATAGATTTGTTTACGCTGGTGGCGCGGCAGACGCAACTGATGCTCTTATCATTACTCCCGGCAACAGTAACTTTTACATTGGCGGTGTAACGTTTTTAGATACAGATGGTAATGAAGTAAGTAGCGTGTTTTCTGATGGTAATTCAAATAGCAGCATTCAGCTTAATGTACCTGCTGGTTTTGATATAACTGTCCTTGGGCTTGATACAACTAACTACCAGATCTTTGGAAATGTTACGAGCACCACTGCGCCTGCATTTGCTGACCAATAATAGGAGGCAATTATGGCTGATGCTGTAGCTACACAAACAATACAAGATGGCGCTAGGAAGGCGATATTTCGCTTTACTAATGTAAGTGATGGCTCTGGAGAGGCGGCGGTCAAAAAGATAGATGTCTCGGCTCTCACAAAAGATCCTGTGTCTGGCGCTACCTGTACTAAGGTGTCGATTGAAAAGATTTGGTACACCACTGTTGGTATGGGCGTAAAAATCTTTTTTGATGCAAGCACTGATTTATTAGCTTGGCAATTAAATGCTGACTATGCAGATGAGCTAGACTTTAGTGAGTTCAACGGCATACCTAATAATGCAGGAAGCGGTGTAACTGGTGACATTATGTTTACCACGGTAGCCCATTCAGATGGCGACGTTTACAACGTATGCATGAGTGTGATTAAGCATTATGGATAGCGCTACTAGAAAGCAATTTGATAGCAAGATTATTGATTGTTTCCACAGCTTTTCGGATCCGCTTGATCGCGTCAGAGTTACCACGACGCTCAATAAGGCTGAGGACGCGGTGGTGTTTGAGACCCTGTAAAGGATACCGCTTGCCCATGAAATGTCCGTAGAGAGGTTTTTGAACACTCCTACGGAGGCATTGAAGGCGATTGCCAAAGGTCTATATAGAGAAATGAGGGTTGTAGGATGACAGACAAGTTAAAGATGGTAGAAAAGGACGGAAAGGAAGTGCCGTTTTTTGCTGCTGATGGTGTAGGCAAGATGAAAGTTGGGGGTATGGTTGAAAAAACTATAACGCCCCGAACCGCTCAATTTAAAGAGATGGAGCGCCGTGGATATGGCGCAGCTAGACAGCCTAAGTAAATTTGACGTTGAAGAGTCCATTCGTCAGGAAGTAAGAGAATGGTCTCGCCAAACGTTGGAGTCGCCAAGTAAAGAATTAGGCGGCATGTCTGCATGCCCATACGCCAAAAAGACTTGGGATGCTCATCAAGTTCTTATGACGTTTAAACGCACTAAGTCATTTATAGATGTGTTTGAGTCACTTGAAAGTTACGATGATAAGTATCGCATACACATCATAGTTGACTTGGAGTATGAGGAAAGTGCGGAAGAGTTCCATGATCGCGTAGAGGCTTTAAACTATGCGATTAGTAACGGAGTTTTTGGGGATCGGGATCTTTGGATTATGGGATCACACCCTGATGATGAGGCAAATGAAGCCATTGAGTCGGATGATTTTGAAGAGTTCAATGAGATTTCGTATGCAATGTTATACATACAGCGACTTGAAGATTTACAAAACGCAGTACATAAACTAAAAAATACAGATTATTACTCGTTTGTTTTTGGGGATGATGAGCCGCCGCATGTATTTCAACTAAGAGAGTCATTCTATAACGAACTAATAGAGAGATAACATGCGTAAAAAGACAATGAAGAAAGCGGGTGTAAAGAAAAAGTCACCTACAAAAGCAATGGGCGGAACTATGAAAAAGGCTGGCGTGATGAAGAAGCGTCCAACCGGAATGAAAGGTGGCACCGCTAAGAAGGCTGGTGTGATGAAAAAACGCCCAACAGCGATGAAAGGCGGAACCATGAAAAAAGCTGGTGTGATGAAAAAGCGCCCAGTGGGAATGCGTGGCGGAAGTCAAAAGAAGCCAAAGAACGGTTAGATGTCTACTTACACATTTGATCTTGATTTAGGTGATGCGGTAGAAGAGGCGTTTGAGCGAGCAGGCTCTGAGCTAAAAACCGGATATGATTACCGAACTGCTCGTAGAAGCATGAATCTTATGTTTCTGGAGTGGCAGAATCGTGGGTTGAATTTGTGGACAATTAAGAGTGGGTCTCAGTCATTAACGGCCGGGACATCCCGTTATTCGTTAGATGGCAAGATACTTGATATTGTTGAGGCGTTTATACGCACTAACAGTGGCAATACATCTCGTCAGGTAGACCAGAACCTTACTCGCATATCTGTAAAGCAGTATTCGCATCTTACTAATAAGCTAACTCAGTCTAAGCCGTTACAGTTTTGGCTTGAGAAGTCAGATACTGTTTCATCGGTAAATCTTTGGCCTGTGCCAGACTCAACAGAACCTTATCTGTTGGAGTTTTATTATATAGAGCGTATAGCAGATGCAGGTTCTGCTGGATCAGACAATCCAGAAGTACCATCGAGATTTTTGCCATGTCTTGTTTCTGGCCTTGCATATCATATTGCATTGAAAAAACCTGAGCTACAGGATCGTATTGGGCTGCTTAAACAGCTTTATGATGAGCAATGGCAGCAAGCTGTAGATGCGGATCGAGGCAAAGAGTCTTTATTCTTTGTGCCCGGAGGATATAGATATTGAGTGTTTACGCTAGAGGCAAACATGCTTTCGGGTTTTGTGATGTAACAGGGTTTCGATATGCTCTGAGAGATCTTGTCCCTCTCATTAGAGATGGAAGAGATACAGGCTTTCGTGTTGGTTTCGATGTCTTGGATAAAGACAATCCGCAATATGAGCTAGGCCGCATGAAGATGTCTGATCCGCAGGCATTAAGGAATCCTAGACCAGATACTGCATTAGAAGAAAGCAGGATTCTTGGTGCGTTTGATCCGGTAGGTGGCGGGATAACCGAGCTTGGATCAAGAACCGTCGGCTTAGACATTACTGGTGAAATAGGCCGAGTAACAGTGGTGACAAGCTAATGGCGTGGACATATACGACACTTACTCAAGCAATCAAAGATTACACAGAAAATGACGAAACAACATTTTCTAATAATATTGCTGTATTTATAACAACTACCGAGCAGTTAATACTTAGAACGATTCAGTTACCAGATTTCAGAAAGAATGTTACTGGAACGCTGACATCAGGTAATCAATACCTTTCTGTCCCGTCAGACTTTTTATATCCATACTCACTGGCGTATGACAATTCTGGATATAATTTTTTGATTTTTAAAGACGTTAATTTTATCCGAGAGCTTTATCCTGTTGCATCAACTACTGCTGCACCA